ATCACTATCAATAAGACTTGTAAGATTATTTCTATGTACTCTTACACAACCAGGAATATCAACTATAGGTTTACTTATATTATTTAATGTTTGTATATCAGTTTTCCATACAGGTATTTTGTGTATCTCAACCTTGTTTATCTTGATATTCGGTATGTCAATCGAAGGCATCTCTTTTTTTTAGTATTTCTACTTCTGAAAAACATTTAGGGCAGGATAAATTTGTCATTACTGAAAACTCAGGATAAGTTGGCATGGAATCATCTATATCAATATCACTACCCCAAATTAATTCAGAATCACACCAGTAACAGTTCATTTTATTATCGGCATAGATGGACCAGTAACTTTAGGTAAGCCTTGATCTAACATTTTAGGCATCATGCCTTGTACATTTCCAAGAATTTCATTCATTACTCTTGATTTAAATTGCTCTGAAGTTACATACCTGTAACCTATTACTCCTGTAGCAGTCATGGAAGCTACCATTAGGAATGAGATGATACTCAAACAATTTGCTATTTTTTGAAACATGAAGGAAGCCTTTTCAAAAGCATTAGTACCTGTAATTATTATAACTTTTTGTGGAATCTGTGCATTAGCACCACTTTATGTAGGACTTTCTATTCTGTCGACCAAGGTACACCAGAAGTCTTAGTTGGTGTTTTAGATTCTGCAATCTGTGCAGCAATACCCGTTTCAATAGCTGTTACTTCATCAGAACCTATTGCAGCTTTGGCCCATGCAATAGCATCATCTTTTGTTATGTATTTATATTCTGTAAATGATTTTGAATCAGCATCAGCAAGTCCTATAGAACCATAAGCAGAGCCACTATGTTCTACAGCAGAATCACCACTTCCAACGGTTTCAGAGTCACTAGCAGTCCAATGAACAGTAGTAACAACATCAGATAGAGAACCTACAGTTTTTGTTGCGTCTAGAGCAGCAATATCCCAAGTTACAGCCATAATAATAAGTGTTTAGTTTTATTTTACTTTGATTCTACTGTTTGAGTAGGTTCAGTAACAACATCAGGTAATTTTGCAAATTGTTTTAATGCTCCTTGATCTTCCATTATTGGTTGCATTAGTTTATTTTTTTCTGCAACTTTCTGTTGTATTTCTTTTTCAAGCATTTGTGCTTTTGCAATATTTAGATCAAGACGAGTTTTTGTTTCGTCATAAAGTTCTTGTGGAGTCGCCATTAATTTTTTATAAGTTATCCAATTATACTAAGCAGCTTCTAAGGTTTCAACTTTTGTTATTAATTGCTTTACAGCAGCGACAAGTAGTGGTACAAGTTTAGAATGATCCATTTGTTGATACTCTTCACCATCTTTTTCACCAGATACACAATCTTCAACAATATTTTCTACCTCATGAGCAAAAAATCCATCAACTGTTAAATTTGGTCTATTTTTCCAGTTAAATCTGTAAGGTTTAAGTTGTTTTATTCTATCAATACCATCTGATATTTCTACTTCATTTTCTTTTAAACGATAATCAGAACTTGTATTATAAGTTGTTGTTGAAGTATTGTTTTCAATGCTGCCTCTAGTATTACCACTTTCATCCAAAAATTCAATTTGTCGACCTGTTGTTGAAGAAGTAGCTCTTTTATTTAAAAGTCTTAAAGTTTTGTAATTACCAGAACTATTTTGAGTAAAGAAAACAACATCTTGTCCATTTCGTTGAACAGTAAAACCTTCATTTCCTTGCTGTGTTGTTCTTCCGATAGCTACAAAAGGATTTGTTCCCGCAGTAAGTCTCATAATTTCAGAATTATCAACTTTCATTTGAATCCTTGAAGAACCAAAGTTATTTCCTTGGTCTGCTTCTATATGGAGAACTCCTGTGTCTGTAGGATTAATTCTTGCTCCTAGCCCACTAGCACCTAATAAAATCTGTCCATCTTTATCAATTATCATTCGTGTTGTGGCAGTAGAAGCACCATCTGCTGTAGTTTTAAATTGCAATTTTGCGGGCATATCATTACTTCCAGTGCTGCCATCTACTACACAATTAATCTCGCCGCCTCTAGATTCAAGGTCTGTACCATCAGCACCAGCAAATCTTATAGCACCAAGTTCATCTCCATTAGCAACGAGATTTGCAGAACCAGCAGTAGTACCACGACTTTTCGCTAATATTAATATCGAACCACTTGTATTACTTGTACCTCTATGTGCAACACATGAAATTGCATTTTGTGACGTGGTTTCTATTTGATATAAAGCACCAACAGGTGCGCCAACATTTACAGTAGTGCTTGTTCCTAAAAGCAATCTTCCACCAGGGTTAAGTCTCATTTTTTCACCAAAACCACCAGCAGCAGTAGTATTAAATATCAATTCACCATCTTCAGTACCGTCTGTTACATCAAGGGCACTACCTCTTATATCCGCAAAAGTTGTTTCATTACCTCCACTATCTTTACCTCTAAAACTAAGAGTACCAACAATATCACTGTCTGCTGGACTTGACGTGCTATGAAAAAGAATTAAAACAGCACCAGTTGATCCAGTATTGTTAGATTCAAATTTACATAAATCTGTATTACCTGATATAAGATGAAAATCATTTTGGGGTGCTGAAGTTCCAATACCAACCCGATCATTACCAGCATCTATACGAACTAAGTTATCATCACCATTACCTTCGATTCTTATATCGAAATCATCACTATTATCATTAATTGACATTCCTGTGGTTGTTATACTAATTCTACTTGTACCGCCTGTTGCAATATTAAATTCATCAGCACCATTTGAAAACACTCCTGTGTTTAAATCATCTCTAAAAGCAAGTGCTGGTGTACTCGCAGACCCATCTTCAAGAGTTATAGTTCCATCTAACTGTAAAAGTTCTACCCATGCGTTATTACTGGAGTTTCTAATTTTTAAAACACCATTAGTTGTGTCAGCCCACCACATATAGGCTGCTGTGGTGCTTGGTGCAGAAGAACTACTGTTATTTGTTAATATCGCTTGTAATACATTATTAATATCAGCCCTGACGTTAGCTCCCGTGGAGTTATCTATAACATAATCGTGAGTAGCCATTACCTAATCCAATTTTTTATCTAAGTATATCTTAATTCAATCCTAACTACCACGCCCAAATCCAATGGCAGTATATTTGAAATTTCTATTTACATTACTACCACCATTTTTAATATCTATATCAAAACCAGTTCCAGAAATATTTGATAAGAAAAATTCATCTCCAGCAGTCATATTTTCTATAGTAATTCCTATTGTTGGCAAGGCAGAACCAGCAGCAATACTTGTACCGCTAGATCCTGTAAAAAAGGATTGAGCAAATGTAACAGATTTAGTTGAAGTTGTCGAAGCTATTGCAGTATTTACAGTTTCAACTCTTCTATCAAGTTCTGCCGTATAACCTAATTGATCTATTTCAATAGATTGTGCTGGATCGTCTGAGTCCATTTCACATTTAAATTTGAAACCTCTTGCAATAAATGTTCCATTTGCAAATGTATTAAATTGACTAAAGTTTGCTCCATAAGTACAACTTCCACTTACATTGAATGATTGAGCACAAGTTAAAGTAAAATTATTATCTGTTTTTGACACTATTTGATAAGTACCATCAACATCTGATCCTAAGTTAGCAAAATCAACAACAACAAAATCTCCAACAGAATATCCATGTGAATTTTTTGTAATAGTAATTATAGTGCCTGACCCTCCAGAACCATTATTAATTGTATAAGTCGCGGAAGTTGAAGTATCAGGATCAATATCAGTTGTTGCTACCAATAATTTTGCATTGACATCAAATGCAGTAGCACCATCAAAGTCTGTCCAGGTATCAATATTTCCTGATCTTTTATCAATTAAATCATTAGGATAAAAACCCTGTGTAACGAAATGTCGTTTTAATCTAAGTGGTTGTTTACTACCTAAATCAAGAGTATTTGCAAATTCATAAGAACCACCAGTAATATCAACCGCACCAAGAAAATCAAAATCAGCGATGGCATCAAAATCTGATTCAGAATCTAATGTTACTAATGATCCAAGAACAAGACCATTAACATCATCAGAAAAAAAACAATCTACTTTTGTACCAGCAAAAGGAGGAGAATCAGTATCTTCTCTATCAACAAATACAGCTAGTTTTGGTTGAGGATCAGGAGTTGTTACAACAACAGAAGTTTCTCCAGAACTTAGTCTGCCACCATCATCTCTGAATTTAAGGATATATTCCCCATCTACAGCAGGAACCAATGTTTCTGATACGTTACCTGGTAGAGCAGGAATAATATCAACAGAATTAGTAAATGTTCCCGTTCCATCTGTAAGATTACTATGCCTAACAACTACGTTTCCACCATGCGTAACATCAATATCTGTAGCCTTATCGAAACGTAATCTTATAAACTGATCTGAAACTGGTTCAACAAGTAACCCTGTAACATCTTGAGGTACAGCAGTTTTACCAATCGCTTCAAACGTAATATTAGTTGAAGTTGCTGATAGCTGATCTAAAACATTGTACGAGAATACTTGGATCGTATAAGTTCCTTTTCTACTATTCATTATTTCAAAATCAGGTCTTGATACCTTTTCACTTATAAAGTTGTCATTACCAAATCTATAATTAACTTGATACTGCGTTACACCGACAATAGGTTGCCAACTAATAACAATCTTTGATACAGCTTGGTTATTGATAGGAAATATTTGTTCAGTAGCAGCAAGACCACCAGGAGGATCTTTTAATTCAGTAAGATTTGATGTATTACGAGTAGGTAATGCAGTTCCATCTTCGATAAATGCGTACTTTCCTTCAACATAAGACAAAGCCGTGATTGAATAATTTATACCATCTTGTTCTTCTACTGTTATTACTCTAAATAACTGAGCATCTACAGATGTGTTAGATAATATCCAAGCAGTATTAACATTTGGTGTCTGTGAAAATGCTTCAGAAACAGTAATCGTTCCATCTGAGATGGATGAGACAGACTTACTTTCAAAACTTCCGTCAGGTAGTATCAATCCTAAAGTTGGACTTCCAGTTGTAGGCAGATCAGTTGCATTAGTATCATCAACAGTAAAAACAGTTGTTGAAGTAACTGCTTTTAATCTTCCACCTCTTCTTACACCTGCTCTTACTGGATCTTGTATTTCAATAATCGCACCAGGTCTTACAACAGCACCAGAATCTATTGATGTTGAAAATGCGACTACCTCAGACTCATTATTTTCAGCAAAGATAAGTGCCCTTCCCAATCTTCTAGCTTGATTACGAGAGGTACACGCAAATGCTTTTACTTGCTTAACAACAGTTCCTATCTTGGATTTTAAAGTGCTATCTTCTACTACTTCAAAGTCAACTTCTTGACTATCCATGTTGAAATAAGAAACAGATACAACACTATGTCTAGTTTTTAAGCTACTTCCAGAATATGAAAAGCCTTCTGAAGTTACATTTGATAAATTAAATAAATAGCTAGGGTCTGTAGGTTTATCTTGAGTAATTGTTATTGTTCCAGCAGACCATATTGGCATACATCTCATTACACCTGCCAAATCATTTATCAATTCAAATGCTTCTTTCGGACTTTGAATATTTACATTGCAACTAAATCTAGCTTCCTGTCCTCCAGCACCATCATCAACAAGTGTATTGGCGAACTTACTTGCATTTACAAAACTAAACAGGTCAAGAGAGCTATCTGTTATGTGATCTCCAAATCCATATCTACTGTTTGTAAGAACATCTAATAATATCATCGCAGGGCATGAAGTCCATGTAGCAGCCCCCATTACACCATTGAATATATAACCATCAGGATAAACAATCCGACCAGTATTACTATCAACAGTAGGAGTACCAGAACTAGATGCACCTGCTCCTGGAATCCTAACCTTGATACCTCTAATTCTAAATTTACGAGCAGGAATAGAACTAAACTGCATTGAATCTAGTCTTATCGAACTATATGCACTATTCAAATAAGTTGAAGCATCATCAATAATTTCTCCAAAACTTGACCATTGAAAACTATCTCTTAAATTTGTATCTGTACTATCTGCTGTAATTCTGCTAACTCTTATATCTACAGGAAATGCACCAGTAATATTTACACGAAAATCTTTTTGGTAGGCATCGCCACTTCTACCTGTTACAGTGCCTCCATTAGTCGGTGTGATTACATCTGTAAAACCACCAGAATTATATTGAACAGATATTTTAAATTCAACAGTAGAACCAAGCAAATCTCCTTCATCAGTAGCTCTTTGTAATTGTGGAAAAGTAATAGATACTCTTACAGCATCAACATTTGTATTTGTTATCTGACGAGTAACGGGAGTGCTTGCAGTAACTTCTACTCCTACACTTGTTGTTGAGACACTACTTTCAATTCCAGGTATTTTAGTTTGACTACCAGTACCAAAACGAGGAGTAAACTGTACATCTTGAAAGTTAAAATCTGTAGTTTGAGGGTCTGTAGAATCTGCTGAAGCTCTTAATACTGGAGTGTCATTAAGAAAAACATCTTTTAGTGCAGCATTATTATATGCAGTCGTACCTTTTGTTCTGCCTTCTTTTGAGGCTGTTGCAAAACCTTCTATCTCTCCTTCTGATACAAGATCAAGAAAGGTAGCAAACTGTCTACTGTGAAGAGTATCGGGTTCTCTGGTCGGTTGCGGAGGAGATGGAGGTGGATCATTGCCTTTTGCACCCCTAATAAGATGTTTTTTTTCAATCATGCTTGTACCTGTTCAGTATCAATACCACCACTTATTACAACACTACCAGTAAATATTTCTCCGTAAACTAAAGGAACAGGAGTTCCTGCTCTTCCTGTTTGCTGCGTTCCACCAAAACTAAATGATAATCTAGGATTTTCCTCTGATTCAAAACTAAGAGGTTTAGGCAAAGGAAATAACATTTCACTAACACCTGATAGTATTAAATATGTTCCAACGTAAGCTAATGATTTATTTAAAAAAGCACTGCCTAAAACACTATTTTGAAATGTAATACCTTGAGAAAGATTAAAAGTTTGAAAGCCACCAGTAAAAGCAACAAGTCCTATTAATGCTGCTCCTAATAATATTTTCCCAGCACCTCTACCAGCACCAGTAATAACAGGAATAAAATGTATATCTTCCTGTCCAATAGGATGAGATAATTCTTCTTTATCAACAGCGTAATTACCAACTTTTACCTGATAATATTTTGGACTCATATACTGTTCTACACCTTCAAAATTATTTATTAAAAAACTAACAGCATGACCTAAAGTGTCTGCTTTTACGTCAAATTCTTTATGTCCTACAAACTTTGCAAGTTCTCCATATAATTTTATTTTACGAAGCATAACGATACCTCTTTCCTGTACATTTTAACAACCAGGGAGAATATGGTTCTCTACAAGATAGTCTATCGGTTAAATGATGTAATACCTCATCTCCAAGAAAAATAGCTACATGATTTAAAGTTGAATCTAAAATACTCATCAACAAAACATCTCCAGCTTGTAACTTTTCATCTGGTCTAAGTTCTCTAAATCCTGTTCTCCAAGCATAACTTTCAAATAAAGGATCTTTCATAAATTCTTCTGGAGTAATCGGTCTTTCATAATCTTTTAACTCTATACCTTTTTCTTGTTTGTAATAATCTCTTACCAAACTCCAACAATCTGTAATGCCCCATACCCATTGCCGACCAAGTAAAGGTGCTTCATATCCCTGCGGTTCATAATATCCCCATTTTTTTGTTTTTGGATTAACAATATGCCAAGGAAGTCCACTTTGTTCACAGGCAACTTTATCTGCCTGACTAGCTTCTGGAGGTGTTGTCGGATGACTATGGACAACAGCAGTGACTTCTCCTACATTAGTAGCCTTAACATAATCTTCTGGATCTAAAATAAAACATTGATGTGCTGTCATTGAAAGATTACGACAAGGATAGTATCTTTCTTTTCCCCTGATATTTAACAAAAGACCAACAGATTCTTTTGGATCTTCTATCTCAGCATGATTAAGAGCAGCTTCTTTCCAATTCATGTTGCAATCGTACCAATAGAAGGAAACTCGGCTCTAGTACATTGTCTTTGTGGAGCACGAATACCAGCAAGATCAAATACAGATGCTAATTCAAATTGTACAACTTCTCTGTTTTCTGCTGATTTTCTATCTATTTTATATATTTCCTGCGGAAACTCTGCTGTAGGATCTGGTGTTCCATAAGGATTTACGTTACTAGGAAAATTAACAGCATCAATAAACCTAGCAAGAGTTCTGATTCTAGTTACAGTTGCACCTGTGAGATCATTACCAGCAGTTGTAGCATTTACAGCAGCCAATATTGCAGTGATAGTTCCTAATGCATTACTGACAGTTAATGTAGGTCTAGGTAACTGTCCTTGTCTAAAAGCGAAACCTTCAGCTTTTATTGGAAATCTTTGATAAGTATTACCAGCCCAAACTAACTCTCCATTATCTTTAAGACTACTACCTGCATGAAATCTGTAAATAGTAGTAGCACCATGCAAACTATTATCAAGCTGTAAGGTAAAAAGTTCAATTATTGCTGACGGGTTTGTATTCTGAAGATTGCTAACAATAGCAGAACTGCTCATGGTTCAAACACCTCTCTAAATGTTGCTTGAATTGTTGCTCTATTGTTATATGGTATAGATTTATTCCAGTTCTCGCAAACATATTGACCAGCACCAGATAAAGTAATCGAAACATTCCCACTGTTAGTAGCACTGGCAGCAGCAGTAACAGTAAAAACATTTGAATCAGTAACCGAAGCGACAAGAAATGTACCATCAGTTGCAGATCCAGAAGTGTAATCAATAGTAAGTTCATCTCCTACAGCTACACCATGACTTGTAATCGTAATTGTTACTGTAGTACCTGATTGAGAGTAAGTTCCTGTTTTTGTAAAACCTTCTCCTGGTGGAGTAAAAGTAAAGCTGGCACTATCATTGGCACGACTATCAAGGAATCCTTCTATGGTGTCTGCATCTGTTTCCGATACGTTAAAAGTAAGATTGAATATTTTAGGATTTTGATGAGCAGCAAGTCCAAATAATATTCTGTGTTCATAGCCATCAGCAAAACGAACTGTTCTAGTATTTGGTGCGGATCTTTTCTGCTGTCCGTATGTTGGTGTGATTGATGGAAAAGTAGCCATTATGCAAGTAAACCTCCAGGTCTTTTCTGTTTAATTAATTCTGTCTCTATAGCTGCTGATAATGCAATACCTAATGCTCTACCTTCTTCCTCATCTCCTTCCACATTAGAACCAGAAGCATCTACGTTTACTACAATATTTGTTGAACCACCCATTCCACCAAGATTATGATTAGCAATTATTCGACCACCTGCATCTGGAATAAACATTTCTGCTCCTCTCTCTCCAACAATATATGGCTGACCTCTTCTAACAGTACCTCCATTTGCTCTTCCAAAAGTAAAACGTGACACCTGTTGGTCGGGAGTTAAAGCTGGGGTTGTACTTCCTGCACTTCTAGTAAAATTATTGCCAAACATATTGCTAAATAATCCCAAAAATCCTTGTCGTATTTGTGCAGCCATCATCTGTGCAGCCATATCCAAGAAATGATCTGCTATACGCATAAACATATTTCTAAACGCATCTCCTACACTCATTGTTCCTCTTATTATTCCTTTAAAAGATTCTTGGAAAGATGCACCAAGTACCTTAGATAATTCAACCACTTGAAACTGTGCACTATTTAATCTTCTTATTTCACTATTTACATCTTGTAAACCTTTAACTATTGAAAATGAAGCCTCTTCATTTGCAATCCTTATTTCATCTTGTAAAATTTTAATACGCGTAAATTTGTTTATAAGCTCGGCATTTTCTGTGTTTATTTCTTTTGTTTGTTCTACTTCTCTATTTAATACTGCTGGTCTTTTTCGACTACCTCCTACTCCCTGTCCAAAACCTGCTGTATCTAATTTTTTCTGTTTTTCTAGAGTATCTGTAAGAAGATCATTTATAGTTGCTTCAACTCCTTTTCTTTGAACTGACAATACAAATTTAAGTTCATCTTCTAATGTCAAATCTTTATTGATTTTTCTTATAGCTGATAACGCAGATTCAACTGTATTTGCTTGTGTAAGAGCATCAAATCTACCAAAATCTCCACCAAACTTCTTGGCAATCAATACTGCATCATTTCCAAATCGTTTGAACTCTTGTAGAGCTTTTACTGCTTCTTCTTTTGTAATACCCAAAGACTTACCTAGTTGTCTCACTTGTGATCCACTAATATTTGAACTTATACCCATCTGTTCCATTTCTTTATTTAATTCTCTAATAGATTTTCTAAAATCAAGAGTTTGTTGTATTTGTTGAGCTATTGCAGTACCAACGATAGATAAACCAAAACCAAAGCCTCCACCTAAAGCACCACCAACAGCACCACCGATACCACCACCAGCAGCACCTATAGCACCTTGACCAAATAACAGAGGAAAACCACCACCAATAAGAGCATTACTTAAAGCACCTCTTGCTCTTTGTCCTCTTGTAGCAGCAAACGCTCCACCAGTAGAAAAATTTCCTCTCAATCGATCCATTGCTGATCTTCTCATAGGCATAGGCCCTATTGGAGATGGAAATGCGTTAGGATCATCAATTGGAGTTAAAGGATTTTGACTAAATGCCCTAAATCCTCCCATACCTGGATTTACATTACCAAATCGATTTTGCCTTAATATTCTTGTTCGTGTTGTAATTTCTTCTTTTAAAATTTTTTTTCGTGTTGCATTTAACTTTTCTTCTTTTTTAATTAATCTTTCTCTTATTTGTGCTACTTCTTTTTCGGTTTTTTTTCTATTATCTAAAGTTTGTTTAATTTTTGCTTCAACATCTACAGATTGACCTGTTAAAGACAATGATCTAAAACCTTCTCCAATTCTTGATTGTTGACTTTCTCTAATATTTCTTAAAACATTTGTTCTAATATCTACTTGACCTAATTTATCAGGGGTAGGTGTATCTAAAGTTTTAAATTTAGAACTTATTCTTGATCTACGACTTTCAGCAACATTTCTTCTAACTCTATTACCACTTGAAGATTGAGCTACACCAAATCTTCTAGTTTCAATTTGTTTTAAAATACGAGCCTCTTCAGATAATTCTTTATTTAATGCTTTTTGAGTTTTTAATAGAACCTCTGCTGCTCTGTTAAATGTATTAGTACCAACTGCTGCATTTTTTAAAGCTGTTCTTGCTTTATTAACCTGCTCAGTAAGACTATTTATAGTTTTTGGAAACTTATTTGCATTACTTTGAAGTGCTTTATTAAAACCATTTACTTCTTGTGTTACTGCTTTTACATCTTTTTTAAGTTTTAATAATTCCTTTGCACCTTTTAAAGCAACAGCAATATCTACATTATAATTAGCCACTTGCTATAAAAATTAAAACATTTTCTCTATATTACCCTCTTTTGCTTCGTAAAGCATTAGTTTTTTGTGCTTGTTCTTGTTGTTTTTTATATTCTTCATTTTCAATCTCGTTATAAGCAGCCCACCCTATCATTTCTTCAATAGTCAAAGTTTCACATAATTCAGCTACAGTTTTATGTAATGTCTTTGCTAAAGAAAATAAAAACTGCCAATCTTTATTAGCTTTTCAAATCGGCTTTAGCCTCTTTTACCTCCTTATCAGCACCAGAATTAACCATTGCCAATTGTATCTCTTCAAGAATTGATGCTGATATTTCTCTTCTTAATGAAGCCTTATCTCCATCTTGAAAAAGTCTTGCACCATCTTTATCTAATGCCTTCTCAATCATCATTTGTAAAGCATAATCATTTACATCATCAGAATTACTTTTTTTCTGGATTGCCTCTCGTTCTGCAATAGTTAATGGATGCCAATAAACAGTAAGAATTACCTCATCATCTTGTTTTACATCGTGCTTGTAAAGCTGAGAAACTCCAAACTTGTTTTTTAAAAGATCAACTGCTCTAGTCATAAAATTAGTATACTTACTTTAGTATACTAAGCGTTTGCGGTAAATTGGCAAGATATTAAGCCAAGAAAGTGTGAAGAATCATCTAATTCAATAGGGGCAGGGCCGACAACATCAAGCACTCTAGGATCACAACTAAAAGTATCACTATAACCTGGGGCATTAACAGAAGTAAGCCCATCAATAACAGCTTCTCCTAGTGCAGATAAAGTTGCAGTACCTTTTCCTCTTGGAACATAAATATTACATTGAATAACACCAGAATAAAAATCCTGTGATGCACCTTGAGTTTGAGTTGTTGCCTGTGCAAAATCAACTGACATAAGAATATATTTTTTTGTTTTGCCTGGTGTTTTATAAACCATATTGTCATAGACCATTTCGACAGTAGCATCTACTGCTGCAACTGCGTCTGTTACTGCTTTTTCAAAAGCTGCTCGTGTGTTAACTAAAGTCATGGAGTTTCGTAATCAACAAATACAGAACTAGGATCGCTGAATGCACCAATACCTTTTCCTTTGAATCTAACATTATCAGATTTACCTCTAACACCAGTACCAAAAGCAGCGATACCAAGTTTTGGTTTATCTGTAAACATTTGATTTATTAGATTTCTCAAATCACCTTGAACATATTGAGGTATTTTACTTCTTGGAGAAGCTAAAGCTCTAGCTGCATATTGTGATCTATTGCCAATAAATACTTTAGAAAAAGGTTGAAAGTTTGGTATTGAATTAATAAATCTGGGTTCAACTTTTGCTTGAGGAGATCTTTGACCTCTTCTTGTTGGTTTTATATTACTCCAAGGAGCAACTGATTCTCTCGCTTCATCAGGTCTTGGTCTTTGAGTACTTGCTGTCCAGCTAGAAGCAAAAAAACCAGTATCAACAGGACTATTTTCTTCTGTAGACAAATCAGCAATAACAGCTTTGACTAATTTATTTAGATCTCTCTCTAAATTTCCTTCTAAATCTGGAATAATTCTATCGATATTTCGTGTTGAAGCCATCAGAACCTCACTAATAAAGTAAACAAATAAGTCTGTCCACCTTGTCTTGTATCTATATTAACTATTTGTCCTACTCTTGTAGATCCAGCATAAGTTAATGTAACTTCATCTTGAAAATCAGGTTGATTATCTCCAATCAAATCAGGTGTTATATAAACTTTTGCTTCTCTTCTTTCTCTACCATCATCTTCAGTAGAAATAACAAACTCAACAGGAGCTTTAATACTATAAGTCGTATCGCTTGTAGAATAGACACCTGTACTTGTGTTATAACTACCAGATGCTTTTCTTGTATAAACAATAGAAGAATCAAAAGAATCTCCTAAATCAGCTACAACCTGTTTGGCTACATTTTTTAATAATGAATCAAGTTGACCTGCCATTATCCTCTAACCACCCTCATTTGAAAACTACCTGCTCCACCAAGCATATATGCTCCAAGATAACTTTGTAACCAAGGATAGACATCAAGAATATTATTTATAGAACCAGTTCCTTGA